TTACTGTGGCAGAACTTATTCGTTTGTTTAAGCAATCTTATAAGAAGTATGGGAAGAAAATTGCACAACTTGGCCCAGATGCTGAAGCCGTTTTGAATGATATGCAAACAGACATTAATATGCCGTTTGCTCTAAAGTGGGATGGTAAAGAATTAGACTTAATTGCAAAGACTGTAATGAGAAAACCGAATTTTGCAACCTCTAACCAGAAACTATCTTTTTAAGGAGAATACAATGAAAAATTGGATTAAAGCAAGAATCGAAGAAAGAACATCTTGGGATGGTGCCGCTCTTGTGGTAGTAGGAGTAATCGTATTGATTGCAGGCCCGTTTGCAAAACTTGCTGCATATGCGGCGATTGCTTATGGTGCATGGACAATTTGGAAGTCTGAATAATGGTTAGAAATTTTACGGACGTAGTTATTCTAATGATAACCAGTGGAGTATTGATTCTGCTGGGAGTTATCATTATTGGAGATTATTGGGTAGCACTTGAAGAAAATCGTCCAGTAGATGAAAGTGTTATTACATTGATGAAAATGTCAGTGACAGGATTGATTGGTGTCATTGGTGGTTACATTGGTGGGAGTAAGTAATGTTTAAGTGGTTTATGAAATTGTGGAACTTTGAACACACAGGTGATTTGTCAAAGCATAGATTGTATACCACAAGATATGAGGATTTATGCAAATGAATATGAAATTCGGCATTGGTGTAGTAATTGCAATTGTATTGCAAGTATCTGCTTTTGTTTGGTGGACTGCACAACAGGCACAAACTATCGAAACATTAAAATCGGAAGTGAGTGAACTAACAAGTAAAATGGCAGTCGAAGATGAAGTCAATATGATGCGTGATATCGCTGACATGAAGAAGAAGTTGTTAGAACATGAAAAGTGGATTGATGAAAATTATTCTGATATCGAAGATTTGATTGACTTTGCAACATTCACAGAAAACAGATGGGCAGACGCATATGCAAACGATCCATCATACGAAAGAAAGTTTGGAACGAAGGCTCCAGTTAAATGATTAAACTATACGGAATTATTATTCTCGTAGCAATATTGGGTGGTGTAGGTTATGGTGCAAAATACTATTACGACACCACCCAAAATACTATTGCACAATTGCGTGAAAATAATGCTCAGTTGGAAGTTGCAGTTGATACTGCACAACAGAGTGTTGAAACCTTGCAAAGTGATATTGCAAGGGCAGCAGAACTTAACCTATCACTACAACAGGACTTGCAAAAAGCAGAAGCGTATAGTGATGAGTTGAGAGGGAAACTAAGTAGACTTGATCTTGTGGTTGAGGCTTTAAAAAATTCTAAAACATTAGAAGGAAAAATGAATGGTGCTACAGCGAATTTGTGGCGTGACTTCATGGGTGACACTGGTAACAGTAATGAGTATCCTCTTCCTATCTGGTTGCAGCAGTCTCCGGCCGGAGCCGGAAATCAAGACGGTAACGAAGATAGAGAAAGTTCAGATACCAACAGTAGCTCGTCCGAAGTCACTCCAATTAAATGATACTAGAGTATTCGTAGTTACCAAAGATAACTATGAAGAGTTTGCCAAAGAGTTCACAGAAACTTATGGTGAACTAGCGTTTGTTGCATTGTCAATGAAGGACTATGAAAACCTTGCATTGAATATTGCAGACATTAAAAGGTTCTTAGAACAGCAGAACGAAATAATCCTATATTATGAAAAGTCTTTGAAAGAAGAACCCAAAGAATAATAGGAGAGTAATATGGATTTCGTAATTCAACAATTGATGACATGGTGGCAGTTCACTATTGTCGGCATTCTCATCATCATTGGATTCATCATCAATTTTTTTGATGACAAAGAACCCAAAGAACGAATCGGTTTCACATACAAAGATATGCCAAAGATGCAACCTATTCCTATCCCAACAAAGGGTAAGGGATTTTGGAGTGCAATTTGGATGTGGTTGACAGGTTCAAGACATTGGGTAATTGCTGAAAACTTTGAATTTACAATCAAAGGTGACACATATGTTATCCCTAAAGGTTTTCAGTTTGACGGTGCATCAATCCCTAAATTTTTACACACATGGTTATCCCCAACAGGTGTATTGTTGATGGGTGGACTTATTCACGACTATGCATACAAGTATGCAACACTGAAGAAAAAAGGCAAGGGAACTATGGGAACTCTTGACCAAAGACAGTCTGATGTAATCTTCAGAGATATAAATATAGAAATAAATGGGTTTAAGTTTTTGAATTATCTTGCATACTGGGCATTAAGAGTTGGTGGTTTCGTTGCGTGGAACGGACACCGAAAACATAATGCTAAAGTAAAATAAAATATTGACACCAGTGATAGTCAAATTATTACTGGTGTTATTTTCTTGACAACCAATAAATAAAAGTAGGTATAGAAATTGCAATGACTACGGTAAAGACAATTGAGACAGAAGTAGAACTTCTAAAACGAGAAGTCGCAGATATGAAACAAATTCATGTGCGACTAGATTCTGCTATCGAAAAGATTGCTGATGTATCAACATCATTGCATACTATCATGGCTGTACATGAAGAGAAACTAATCCGACAGGAAGAAGCCTTGGAAGATCAAGAAAAACAATTTAGAGACAACATCCAAGAACTTCATTCTCGCATTACAACTAATGCGAAGGAGACATCTCAGCATATGTCGGAGATGGAACGCCGTCTGCATGATGCAATGAACGAACATAATCGCAAGGAAACAGAACAGTTCCTAAAGTTGCGAGAAGAACTATCAACCAGAGTAGGCATACTGGAAAAATGGCGTCACCTTATCATTGGTGGTGCTATCGTCATAGGATTTGTGTTACAGAAAGTATTACCTGTAATTCTATAAATCTATTGACAAGTGAGGTGAATCAATGTATATTATGACCTATGAATTATATCGACACAAAGTACATTTCCTTAATAAGTCATAGACTCAGAAACTTCACCAAGAAGGGTAATTATCTGTGGAACTTCTCATGTCCATTCTGTGGCGACTCACAGAAGAACAAGAGAAAGGCACGAGGGTTCGTATATAGAACAAAGAATGACCTTTTCTTTAAGTGTCATAACTGTTCTCATGGCACAAACCTATCCAAATTGATTGAATATGTAGATGTTTCTTTACATAAAGAATATGTACTAGAAAGGTACAAGGAAGGACTTACATCCTCTGGTCGAGGAGATAAGACGCCTGGAGCAGGTATTCAGAACCCTAAGTTCGATTTTAAGAAACCTGTGTTCAAATCATTTGATGGACTAAAGAAATTTAGTGAACTGGATGAAACCCATCCTGCCGTCAAATTTTTATCAAAAAGATCTCTTCCTAGAGATGCTTGGAATGATATATATTTCTGTCCAAAGTTTTTTGAATTTACCAATCGGTATGTTCCAAACAAATTCCCATCCTTGAATGGCGATCATCCTCGTATGATTATTCCTTTCAGAAAAGAAGATGGGGAGATATTCGCTTATCAAGGAAGAGCATTCGGTAATGAAACACAAAAGTATATTACCATCATATTGGACAAAAATCATCCGAAAATTTTTGGGATGGGTGGGGTTGACACTACTAGGAATTTTTATGTCGTGGAAGGCCCTATTGATAGTCTTTTCATTCAGAATTGTGTTGCAGTTGCTCAAAGCGATTTACGACTTCCTGACCACAAAGACAAGGCGGTTCTTATTCCAGACAACGAACCCCGAAACAAAGAAGTCTGCCGACAGATAGACAAGTTTATTAACGAAGGTTATTCTGTTGTCATCTGGCCCAAAGGTATCGAAGAAAAAGATATTAATGACATGATTCTTTCGGGAATCTCCTCGGCAGAGATTATGGGTATTATACATAGTAACACCCATAAAGGATTACAAGCACAAACCGTTTTCAATTCGTGGAAGCGGGTATAGAAACATTAGGAGAATAAAATGAGCCTTGCAGAAGTTTACACTTTACACAAGGCTGAGGGAACTGGTCTTGACCACCTCGGCATCACAATTGACAGAAATAGAGACAAAGATTTATCAGAACAAGCATATAAACTACTCAAGGATTATTATTGTAATACAGACGAAGATTCACCACAACAGGCATACGCAAGAGCATCTGTAGCGTACTGTTCTGGTGATATGCAACTCGCACAGAGAATCTATGATGCTGTTTCAAAGGGTTGGTTTATGTTTGCATCGCCAGTTCTTTCAAACGCACCACGCTCTGGTGAGAAAGCAAAGGCACTTCCTATCTCATGTTTCTTGACTTATGTTCCAGATTCACTTGAAGGACTAATCGACCACTCAGCAGAGTTGCGTTGGTTGTCTGTTAAGGGTGGTGGTGTTGGTGGACACTGGAGCGACATCAGAGCAATCTCTGACAAGGCGCCCGGCCCAATGCCATTCCTTCATACGGTAGATGCAGACATGACTGCATATCGTCAAGGTAAAACTCGTAAGGGTTCTTATGCAGCATATATTGACGTAGAGCACCCAGACATTATTGAGTTCCTTAATATGAGAGTTCCTACTGGTGACGTAAACAGAAAGAACCTTAACTTGCATCATGCAATCAATATCACAGATGATTTTATGCGTGCTGTGGAACGTGGAGAGATGTGGGATTTGAAAGACCCACATGATAACTCTGTAAGAGAATCAATGCCTGCAAGAACTTTGTGGCAACAGATTCTAGAAGTACGTTACCGTACAGGTGAACCATACCTTAACTTTATTGATACTGCTAATCGTGCATTACCACACACAATGAAAGCAAAGGGATTAAAGATACATGGTTCTAATCTATGTAACGAAATTCATCTACCAACATCTGAAGATAGAACCGCTGTATGTTGTCTTTCATCCTTGAACTTAGAAAAGTTTGATGAGTGGAAAGATACCACATTGGTTCGTGACCTTATTCGTTTCTTAGATAATGTTCTTCAGTTCTTTATTGATAATGCTGGTGATGAGATTTCTCGTGCAAGATATTCTGCAACACAAGAACGCTCACTTGGTTTGGGTGCAATGGGTTGGCATTCACTTCTACATCAGAAAAGAATTGCATTTGAAGCACCAGAGGCGAGAGAACTTAATCGTACAGTATTCCAGTATATTAAATCAGAGGCAGTAAAAGAATCTAACAGTATGGGATTAGAAAGAGGTGAAGCACCAGATATGCAAGGCACTGGTAGACGTAATTCACATCTACTTGCGATTGCTCCTAATGCAAACTCAAGTATTATTGTTTCTACATCCCCATCAATTGAACCACTGAAAGCGAATGCATATACACACAGAACTCGTGCTGGTTCACATTTGGTGAAGAATAAATACCTAGAAGAAGAACTAAAGAAAGCGAAACAGAATACACAAGATGTTTGGTCAAGTATTATCACAAATGGCGGATCTGTCCAACACCTCGACTTCCTACCACAGAAAGTCAAAGATGTTTTCAAAACAGCAATTGAGTTGGATCAACTTGTTCTCGTGGAACAAGCCGCAGACAGACAAGAATATCTCTGTCAAGGACAATCACTAAATCTATTCTTTCCTGCTGGTGCAGACAAGAAGGAACTACATAGGTCACACTTTGCTGCGTGGAAACTCGGCACTAAGGGATTGTATTACCTTAGAACAGAGACTTCACAACGTGCAGAAAATGTATCAGAGAAAGTTGCTCGTGACCAACTAAAAGACTTTGAAACTCAAACAATAGAAGCCCAGTCACAAGATGAATGTGTAGCTTGCCAAGGATAAGGAAATAATAATGAAAGTAGAAATTTATAGTAAGTCGCATTGCCCATTTTGTGAAAAAGCGAAACAGTGGTTTGATTCACATGGGTATGATTATACAGAAATCAAAATGGATAACGAAGAAGAAAGACTTGCTTTCTATCAGAGAGTTCCTAACGCTAAATCAGTTCCACAGATTTTCATTGACGATAAGTTGATTGGAAGTTGGGATCAGTTCAATGCAATCTCAGACCAGTTCGTAAAGAAAAAGGGTGGTGGGTTGATGGAGTTCTCAGAAACTTACAAACCATTCCATTACCCATGGGCTGTTGAAATCACAACAAGACATGAAAAGGTTCACTGGATTGAAGATGAACTCGATTTGTCAGAAGATGTTGCTGATTGGAAGTCTGGTAAAATGTCTGCAATCGAAAAGGAATATGTCACAAACATCCTTAGACTATTCACACAATCAGATGTAGCAGTAGGACAAAATTACTTTGATCAATTCATTCCAAAATTTAAGAATAATGAAGTACGAAATATGCTTGGTTCGTTTGCAACTAGAGAAGGCATTCACCAACGTGCATATGCACTTCTTAATGAGACACTTGGGTTATCTGATGCCGAGTATCATGCATTTCTAGAGTATCAAGAGATGGCAGATAAGATTGAATTTATGATGGACAGTGACCCCAATACAATCAAAGGACTAGGACTATCACTTGCAAAGTCTGTGTTCAATGAGGGTGTTGCTCTGTTTGCATCATTTGTCATGCTCCTTAACTTCCAAAGGTATGGTAAGATGAAGGGTATGGGTAAAGTTGTTGAATGGTCAATTCGTGACGAATCAATCCATGTTGAAGGTGTATCAAAACTGTTCAAGGCATATTGTGCAGAACATCCTCGCATTATTGATGACGAGTTTAAGGCAACTATCTATGAGATGGCAAGACAGGCAGTTAAACTAGAAGATAACTTTGTTGATCTTGCATACAAACTTGGCCCAATCGAAGGACTTGATGAAAAAGAAGTCAAACAATATATTCGATATATAACAGACAGACGCCTTCTACAACTAGGACTAAAGGGTAACTACAAAGTTAAAGACAATCCTTTGCCTTGGTTAGAGTGGGTACTTAACGGTGCAGACCATACTAATTTCTTTGAGAACAGAGTAACTGAATATGAGGTTGCTGGTTTGACAGGAAAATGGGATGATGTCTATGACGCAGCCTAGAGGACTATAATGAGTAGAAAACTAATTGTATGTGAGGATTGTGAAGCTGAATTCAAAATTCAACACGAGATGGATGATCATTTCTACTCTGTTAAACATTGCCCATTCTGTGGTGATTCACTAAATAGTGAGAACGAGGATGAGATTGAGGATTTTGATGAAGATGAATGGTAATGTGGACACACAAAGGCAAAGTAGTAGAAACCCTTCCAGATGACTGTGAAGGGTTTGTCTACCTTATAACCAACTTATCTAATAATAAAAAATATGTTGGTAAGAAGTTGGCAAGGTTCAAAGTAACAAAACCCCCACTTAAAGGTAAGAAGAATAAAAGACGTTCAAGCAAAGAGAGTGATTGGAAAACCTATTGGGGTTCTTCCGACCACCTCAATGCTGATGTTGCATCTTTGGGTGAAGAGAATTTCACAAGAGAAATTCTATACTACTGCCAAAGTAGAGGAATGATGAGTTACCTAGAAGCAAAGGAACAATTTGATAGAGAGGTTCTTCTCTCTGATGAATATTACAACGGCATTATTAATGTTAGAGTTGGTTCATCAAAAGTGTTACAGGAAAATCTGTGCGATTTTGTCACATCACATATTCCAAAATAACTTTAATAATACGTCAATAAGACTGTCCTAGTCTTATAAATATCTACGAAACCCCCCAAAGGAGATTCACCATGTGGCCTTATACTGAAGAGGAAGCGGACAGCTTGCGAGCAAATCCTAAGAATAGACCCAATTAACTGGGGGATGCTTTTTGCATCCCTTTAATCGTTTTAGAGGTATAAAATAAAATGTCAAAATGGATAGCAAAATTGTTTCCTATGAAAAGAAAAACGAATGATATCATTCGTTTTATTAGAACAGAATATCGCAACGATGTTGCTCATCTTAGAGATGAAGATGTTCTGAATTACTACGATCACATCACACGAAAAAGGAGAATATAATGTCGATTGGATTAGTTATAAAATATACATATGAAGAGACTTGTGAAATATGTGAAACGATTTCAAAGTTTGTTTCAAAAACATTTGATAAGATGATTTCTATTACGGAATCTATGGGTAGAGCTCGTGCGGCAAGTCAACTTGCACAAATGGGATACCATGAAGAAGCAAAGTATTTGATGCTAGAAGGTACAACGAAGAAATGAAAAGTTTCCTTACTTACTTCTATAATACTTTTTGCGTGGACACTTTCACCAGACAACGCAGGCGGGAAGAGGAATACCTTTCTAAATCAACCGACCTATGTGATTTGGAGAGACGGCAGAAAGACTTGCAAAGAAAAGGTTATCTAATCTAAGCGAATCACCCCAACCCGATTCGTTCTATTATTCCCATTTTTACCTAAAAAATAGGAATATATCACCGCTCGGGATGAAAATAATTTCAAAAAAAATATAAGTCCTTGTTTTTGCAAGGACTTTTTTTTAGCAAAAATGCATTTTTCTCTTGACTTGTTATGATAACAATGGTATTATCTATAAGTAAGATGAGTTGAAAGAGAGGACTTCAAATGACTAACGAAACAATTTTTATCGGTGCGAACAACGGTGGACTTGAGATTTACAAGGGTGCTGGAAACTTGATTGCTGGAAACATCCAGACTGCAAAGACTTTCAAATATGTGATGGAAACACACAATATTGATATTGACTTTGATACCATCTATACCACAAGCAGCATGGACTTTGCTGACGAAGAAGGATTTGAGAATGCAGATGATGCTCGGATCTTGATGGAAGAGGGTTTGAAATTAATGGAAATGACAAAGACTTACTAAGGGAGAATGATGATGACTATGACAGTTGGTGTTTTCAAAAATCGTTACATGAGAAACCATAAAGAGTTTCGTGATTTGAAACAAGAACCTTTTGAGGCTCTTGATGATGTAGTGATTGAAATGGATGATATTCTTGCCCAACAAGATATCAAAACAAAATTGACACAGTATCTTTTGAAACTGAAACCTCGTGAAGAACGTGTTATTCGTGAGATGTTCTTTTACGGCAAAACTTTGGAAGAAGTTGGACAAACGATGAATGTTACAAGAGAACGTATTCGTCACCTCAAGTGTTGTGGTTTGCAAAAACTAAAAAATCAAATAATCAAAGATGAAGAATTTTTGGATTTAGTTGCATAAAGTTCTTGACATTTGTTGTGAAAACAAGTATACTGTAAGTATAGAGTGAGTGATTCGGAGAAAGAGAGAAAAATGAATATTGAGAAAGTTACAAATATGATGTGTGAGTTCGTTGCCTATGTCGATGACTTCTATAATGAAAAGTCTGGTATCTATCCTATCAAGGGTATGACAGATATGATGGTTATCAAGGCTGTCCAGAAACACGTTGCAAATGTTGGAATGGATTTCTGTGCTGACAGTGTTGATAGAGAATGGGTAAGGGATATCATCCTTGCTGATAATGATGTAATTTGGAGTGCAAACTAATGGGTTTACTTGTGAATGTTTATAAGACTGAAGGTCGTGATTGTACAAATGGTGGTGTTTCCTCTAAGTGGAACATCAAAGGACTTTGTTTGACAAATGTGGATGGGCCGTTTGACCCATGTGAAGATTATCCTGCCGCAAAGTTGGTAAAACAAACTTTTGGTTTTGGTTCTTCTGTGAAAGTTATTCCAGAGGAAGCAGAAGGTAAGTGGACTATGATGGGTGGTAACTATGCCGCAACATCTGATTCAAGGTTCAGTGACAAGATTGAAGAGATGTTAGGTGTTCACTTTTATGGTGCTGTTCCTATCCATGATCGAGTTGAATAAAGTTGAAAAAAGTTCTTGACATTATTGTTCTGATAACATATAATGTAAGTATAGTGAGAAATGAGGTGAGACTATGAAACTGATTATTGAAATGCAAGACGAAGAGAACTACGCAGCTCATGGTGGGTTTGACGGTAACTTCCGTTGGAAGTATAAAATCGGTGCTACCTATGTCATCAACAATGTTGATGTCAATGACCTTGACGCAATTGTCGAGGAAGTTAAACCTTTCATTTCTGAGGACAATGAATACTTCAAGTCCTACATTGCGACTTGGTATGTTCTTGCTGATGATGAGGACACTGAGTATGTCAAGTCTCAGAAAGAGTATGGTGGTGGTTGGGATACCATCTATATGCCCACTGAGTTGAAACAAAACTCTAAGGGAACTTGGTTCTTGAAGCGTGGATACATCTGTGGAGATATGGTGAAAGACCGTCCAGAGTATGCCCATCTTGCTGGTAAGTTCTGTGGTTGGGTTGACAACCTTATCACTGGTGAATGTGTTATGGAAATACAGGGAGAAAAACGAATCCCTAAATTGAAGGAGACTGTATAATGAATGACGTTTTGAATGATATTGAGGTTCTTGAGAATCTTGTGATTGCAATGAATGAGGGTGCATCTGATGAGAAACGCATGGCAGTAAATGCCGTGGAACGGTTGATTGCTGAAAAGAAGGCAGTCGTGGAAGATTTTGAAAAGGAGTTTGCAGATGATACGCCAGAAACAATCGCCGCCTGAAAATATTATTGATTTGACTGGCCCAGATGGAAATGCATTTTCTTTGATGGCGAATGCCACAAACCTTGCTAAACAGTTAGGATTGAATGATAAGGAAATTGTAGAAGAAATGACTACTGGTGACTATGAAAACCTTATCTCAGTGTTCGATAAATACTTTGGCGACTACGTTATATTGGAGCGATAAATGACAGGAATCGAACACGCCATATTGGCAACATCTGTTCTTGCCGCATTCTTTTATGTTGGTAAGTGGATGGGAAAGAAAGAAAAGGTTGAGTATATTGTTGAACACACCCTTAACACTTTGGAAAAAAATAATATGATAAAGGTCGAGGTTGATAAAAAAACTGGCGAAAAAGAGATTTTGCCTCTTGACAAATATCAAAAAGTTTGGTAATATAAGAAGTAATGTGAGTGATTCGGAGAAAGAGAGAATGTTGTGATTTATGAAACTCTAGATGAGGCAGTTGAAGCCGCTCTAGTAATGTGTGATGCGTTGGAAACAATTGTGAAAATTACCAAGGCACCAAAGGGTGGATATGAACTTTTTGGAACTGGTGAATTTGTAATGGAAGTAACGGAGTAAAGAATGAAAAAGATTTTGATGACTATGGCAATGATTGGTGTATCTGCACCCGCCCTTGCTGAATCAGTCAGAGATTACAACAAGACAGTTGTAAACCGAGTTCCCTACAATGTGGAAGTCTGCACTAACCAAACAGTGGGTGGTGACAGAACTGGTGATGCATTGACGGGCGCTATCATTGGTGGTATTATTGGTAACAACGTAACTAAGAATGTTGACAATGGTGGTGCTGTTGGTGCGTTACTTGGTGGTATGCTTGGACATAGTAATTCCAATGCTACTGGTGGAACACAACGAGTATGTAATATTCAAACTCGTTATAATGAAGAAGTCGTAGAGGTGTACTCTCACAGTGTGGTAACTTTTTATCATAATGGTAGACAGTATTCTCTAAGGTTTCAAAAATAATAGTTGAGTGAATCTGCCCTTAGCTCAGCTGGATTAGAGCAACAGCCTTCTAAGCTGTGGGTCGTAGGTTCGAGTCCTACAGGGCAGGCCAACTAACTATGAGGATATAATGTATAAAAAAAGACAAAGAAATGAACAAAAACCCATTGGTGGTATGACAGTCACAGTTCGTGGCGATGATGTCAATGGTGCATTGCGAGTTTTGAAAAAGAAACTAATTAAAGATGGTTTGTTTCAAGAAATACGAGAACGCTCTTTTTACGAAAGTAGAGGAACTAAACGAAGAAAGGCAAAGGCCGCTTCAACTCGTAGATACAAACGCAAAATGCAAAAACGATTTGATGAACTTGGTTATTAACAAGAGGTGAACCGATGGCACGCCGTGCTAAAGTGGAGACTGACTCAACCCTACCAAAACAACGTAAAAGACGGAAACCAATGTCGCCTGAACAAAAGGCGGCAGCGGCAGAACGTCTTGCAATTGCTCGTGAAAAACGAGCAAAAGAAAATCCCCCAGAGTATAAGTCCGTCCATCCAGACGTTCTTGCTAAAGGTGATGAACACGCTTGGAGTCATATCAATGTTAAGAAGTGGATTAAGACACAGAAAGAACTGTTGACAATTGCACGAGGGGATGTTCGCCGTAAGATTAAAGGTGCAGAAGCACGAGTCTCTAGTATCTCTGGTTATATTCGTAACTTAGAATTGTACTTACGTTCTGGAACATATATTGATATGTTTTGGGGGGAACATCAACAGAATAAATGTAAGACTGTTTGTTTAGTGATGGCATACCATCCAGACGGTTCGCCTAAAAGAAATGTGGGTACTTGGTATCCAGACATTGGTTGTACTTGGACAAGGGAAATGGAAAATGAGTGATAACAAGATTATACAGTTTCCAGGCAAAATGACTACAAAGAGCACTGTAAAGATTGATGATACTGCTATCAAGTTACACACAGACTTAAAGATTGCTGATCATCTCACTGAAGGATTGATTGTGAACATGATTCACAACATGGGTGAAAATGAAGTCGATACTGAAAACCCAGAGTTCATCAAAGACATTGGATTTCTGATTGAGTTGGTTAAGTCTATTATCTACAGAGATATGGGCATCAACCATCCAATGCAAGAATTGGTAAGTTTGTTTGTCAACTCAGATTATGATGATGAACATGGACTCTACACAGAATTCGATATGGGAACTATGGAAGAGGTAGTTAAATCTTTGGCTGGTAAAGAGGATAAAGAATAGTCATGTGGGTATTGGTGGTAGTTCAGTTAGCATGGGGTTCTGGTTCAACACCAATGGTAAATTCAGAAGTGTATGGTAAATACTATAACATGAATGAGTGCCTACAGAAACGAGAAAAGGTCGTTAGGGATATAGGAAGAATAAACGGTTTCCCCAAACCAAACAATCAAGTAGTTTGTATAAAGGCACAAAGAAAATAATGCGGGCATCGTATAATGGTATTACCTCAGATTTCCAATCTGATGACAGGAGTTCGATTCTCCTTGCCCGCTCCAAAATCTATTGACAATCGTTCTGTTTTGTTGTAATATATAATACTATGAAAAAAAGGTGAAAACTATGATATTAGTGGATATGAACCAAGTCACCATCAGCAATCTGATGATGCAGATTGGTTCTAAAAGACAAAACGATGTCGATGAGAATTTAGTTCGCCATATGGTTCTTAACTCTATTAGAATGTATCGTTCTAGGTTTGGAGAAGAATATGGTGAATTGGTTCTTTGTTATGACAGCAAAAAATATTGGAGAAGAGAATACTTCCCCAACTATAAATCTAATCGTAAGAAGGACAGAGAAGCATCTGGACTTGATTGGAATCTAATCTTTGAAACTCTGAACAATATTCGTGATGAGATCAAAGAAATATTTCCCTATAAAGTATTAGAAGTAGAAGGCGCTGAAGCAGACGATTGTATTGCTGCTATCGTTGAATATGTTTCAACAACACCATCTGCATTTGAAAATGTTCTTATCTTGTCTGGTGACAAGGATTTTATACAGTTGCAAAAACACAACTTTG